TAATTTATCGGATAAAAACCAAAAACAATATTTTTATGGTAGTTTGCGTCAAAGCATAGCTCAAGTTGTCGCAGCAGCCCAACGCAATTATTCACCTGATTCTACTTTTGCAGAAAAGCTTCCTGATTCAAAAATTAGGATGAACTATGCGAACGATATTGTAAGTAATTTGACGTATTCTCAAGCAAAAGCTATTAAGGATGAAATCGATGCTTTACAAAACGGTACTTTTGTTGGGTTTGGGTCTGCCCCAGAATTAGGTGAATTCCCTATAAGGCTAAACCGTAAATTAGCAAAAAAACTTTATTTTGAACAAAATCCTAGTGCAACAGATAAAGAAGCAAATAGAAGAGTAGACGAAGAATTTCCTAAATATGAAGGTTACATTAAAAGTGATGCTGAATTTTCAGAAGACCCAGTGTTGTTGTCTATCATAGACCCTAAAACTTCTAAAAAGCTTATACCCACAACTTATAAGTTTATCCAAGACCACTTCAACGAAAGTAACATTCCAGTTAAATTCTTTGCTAGTCCATTAGCAACTATCGTAGCTATTTTGATGGCAGGAATGATAGGTGGAGAAGAAGAAGAGAACCCAGGCATCCTGACCCCAGGACCTGGGATGTTGTCAGCCTAGAAGGAAACCCCATGAAAGTGAGAGCATATGACCTGGTCAACATTTTGAGCCAGGTAGACCTAGTTAAATCATCAAAGTTACTGTCCCAAGAACAAAAGCAGCATGTCTTCAAGGAAATGCTGACAGACCTTCCCATGGACATGTTCTGCAGTGGTCAAAAGAATACGAGAGCTGCATTGGTTGACGTTTTAACAAAGGAGATAAAACCAGATGAGCCCAAGAAAAAAGTCACCCCCAAAGGTAAAAAACCCAAACCTAGCGAGAAAAAATAGTTACTTCAAGACACTCATGTCCACGCCAGAAGGACGAGAGTTAAGAAGACAATGGTCGACAAAGCCAAGGAAGAACCCTGGTAGACCTATGGGTGTTCCTGACGGACATACTAAAGAAACAATTGCTCCCATCAGAGAACAAGCCAAAAAGGACGCTAAAAAGGTAGTGAAAATTATGAGTGATAAATACAACATTGAAGATGAGTATCAAAAGGAAGCCCTTACAACTGCAGTAGAAGTTATGCGGTTAGACGGTCAATCCAGAGAAAGACTTGCAGCTGCACGTCTAGTCTTAGATTTTACAAAGAGCAAGCCAGCAACAAAGTCTGATGTCTCTATTAGTAAAGCCGAAGACTTCTTGGCATCCCTTTTAACTGAAGAAGAAGAGCAAACACATGAACAAGCAGCTGAAGGAAGTACGGAAGAAACTGCTGACTGATTTTAATTTTTACTCTAAGTCTGCCCTCAAGATAAGAACCAAAGAAGGTAAGATTCACCCCCTCAAGTTAAACGCTGCACAGACAATACTTAACAATGCTGTTAATGACCAATTGTCTACCGAAGGCAAGATACGCATTATTATTCTGAAAGCTAGGCAGCAGGGTCTTAGTACTTACACTGGTGGATACCTCTATTACTCAGTAAGTCAGCAAGCAGCTAGAAAAGCTATGGTTGTTACACACCATGCAGATTCGACTAGGGCTCTCTTTGATATGACCAAGAGATTCCACGAACACTGTCCAGCTATTCTTAAACCACACACTAAATACAGTTCACGAAGGGAGTTAAGTTTTGATGTCCTTGATTCGTCTTTTGTTGTTGCAACGGCAGGTTCTGAGAATATTGGGCGAGGTGAAACAATTAGTCATTGCCACGCTTCAGAACTTGCGTTCTGGCAAAAATCTACAGCCTTGGACAACTGGAACGGACTCACTCAAGCAGTTCCTAACTCCCCAGGCACAGCTATTTTTGTTGAGAGTACAGCTAACGGTGTCAACGGTATTTTTTATGACCTTTGGCGTGGTGCTATTGCTGGTACTAATGGTTACGTTCCTGTGTTTATCCCTTGGTATATTGACCCTGCGTACCGTGAAAGTGTGCCAGAAACATTTGAAAGAACTCCTGAGGAAGAAGACTTAGTAGACAAGTATGAACTAGACAATGAGCAGCTCATGTTTAGGCGTAAGAAGATAGCCCAGAATGGTATCGACTTGTTCCGTCAAGAGTATCCATCGTATGCCGATGAAGCCTTTCTAACCACTGGTAGACCTGTGTTTAACCCTGAGCAACTAGCAGAACAGTTGACCTCCACAAGAGACTTAGAGGCTCGTCTTGCTTTAGAAGGCGATGAGTTTGAGAACAACCACCGTGGAGAGCTTTTTGTCTTTAGACCTCATGTCCCTGGTGAGCAGTATGTCATCGGTGCTGATGTGGCTATGGGTGTTCGTGGCGGTGACTACAGTTGCGCTCAAGTATTAGACTCAAAGAAGCGTCAGGTCGCTATATGGCGAGGTCATGTACATCCTGATTACTTTGCGACAATCCTTTATAAGCTTGGCGAATACTACAACGAAGCTCATATCTGTGTAGAAAACAACAGTCATGGAATCTTGACATGTACCCGGTTAGGTAAAGACATGGCCTATGGAAACTTTTACACAGAAGTCCAGCACGACAAGGTGACTGACAGAGAAACTGTAAAACTTGGGTTCTCTACCACCGCAAAAACTAAACCCCTAATCATTGACAAACTAAGAGCGTCAATGCGTGAAAATGAAATAGAACTTAATGACAAAGTGACTATAAGAGAAATGATGACATACATCGTCACTGAGTCAGGTGCTATGCAAGCAGAATCTGGTTGTTTTGATGACTGCGTTATGTCCTTGGCCTTAGCAAATTATGTGCATGAGGGTGCCTGGGACCCTATTGATTCTTCAGACAGCTACTACATAGAGATGGTATAAAAATGGCAAAGAAGCTAAAAGAGAAAAAACTGTCAGATAGCAACATCGTTGCTTTGGTAGACGAGCAGGTAGGCTTATCTGTTGGCTTTGCAGACTCAGAGTTATCTACAGAAAGAGCAAAGATAATCGACTATTACAATGGAACTTTGCCCAGACCAGTACATGAGGGTAACTCTAAATATGTTTCTTTAGATGTGTACGATGCAGTTGAGAGCCTGAAGGCAGCTTTACTTGAAACCTTCTCCAGTGGAAACAAGACAGTACGTTTTGCTGCACAGAATGAAGATGACGTAGAGAAAGCCAAAGTCTGCACAGAGTACACAGACTACGTTGTACACCGTCAAAATGATTTGTACACAACTATGTCTACAGTTATCCATGACGGTCTTATTGCTAGAGCAGGAGTTGTCAAAGTATTCTGGGAAGAGTCTGTCGATTATGACTATGAAGATTTTACTGATATTACTGACAGTGAGTTGAACCTACTGCTTGCACAAGAAGGCGTAGAGTTAACAGAAAGCACCACTGACGAGCTTGGATTAATCTCTGGCAGCATAAGTATTGAGTCTGACACTAGCCAGGTAATCATTGAGAACGTAGCTCCAGAAGAGTTTCTTATTGAAACACAAGCAAAAAGCTTAGAGGACGTTAACTTCTGTGCCCACAGAACTAAGAAGACACTGTCTGACTTACGTCTTGAAGGTTACTCAGAGAAACTATTAGACAAGATTGGTGAACACCACGATGTCGACATGGATACAGACCCAGAAGTCCTTGCTAGGTTTGACAATGTAGGAAACTTCCGTGGCACAAAGACTGGTGGTTACCAGGACCAAGTCCGTAACGTCATGGTCTATGAAGCTTACATTATGTTAGACGTTGAAGGCTCAGGTGTCGCTGAGTTATACCGTGTCATCAAAGCAGGTAACGTATTACTACTAAAAGAGAAGTGCGCCAGAAAACCATTCGTTACTTTTGTACCTCTACCAGTGCCTCATAGTTTCTACGGTAACAACTATGCAGACAAAGTAGTTGCTACTCAAAATGCTAGGACTATATTGACAAGGTCTATCTTAGACCACGCCATGATTACTAATAACCCACGTTACACAGTAGTAAAAGGTGGTCTTACTAATCCTCGTGAACTGATTGATAACCGGGTAGGCGGTATTGTTAACGTGAGTCGTGCAGATGCCATTGCACCCATGATGCAAGCCCCTCTGAACCCCTTTATCTTCAACACGATACAGATGTTAGATGAAGACAAAGAAGACACTACAGGCGTGTCTAAGATGTCTCAGGGCCTTAACAAAGATGCTCTTAGCAAGCAAAACTCAGCTGCAATGGTTGAGCAACTTGCGACCATGTCTCAGCAGAGACAAAAAATAATCGCTCGTAACTTTGCTACTCAGTTTGTTAAGCCTTTGTTTCAAGAAGTTTATCAGCTTGTCTGTGAGAATGAGCAACAGGAACGCATTGTCGAGTTGTCTGGCAAGTATGTCCCTTGTAATCCACGCGATTGGAAAGAGAAGCGCGATGTTGTCATCGAGTTAAACCTTGGCTATGGAGAGCAAGAGAAAGAGTCTCAGAAGTACCTAGCACTTCATGCAATGATGACTAATGACCCTAACCTATCAAAGATGTACCAAGCACCTAACCAGTATGCTTTAGCATCAAAGATTATGGAGCTGACAGGTATTAAAGAAGTCAGTGCCTACCTTACTAATCCTGAGAATCTACCACCTGAGCAACCAGACCCTGCAGAAGAAATGCAGATGCAAATGGCACAGAAGCAGCTTGAGATACAAGAGCGGCAGACGGCCATGGCAGAAACTAAGGCTCAGGTAGAAGCACAGATTAGTCAAATGAAGCTTGAGCTTGATAGAGCAAAAGCTGAGAACCAACACGCTATACAGTCTGACAACCTTGACCTCAAGGAAGAGCAGCTGAAGCACAAGAAGTTAATCGCTGCAGCGGAGCTACTACTAGCTCAACAAGCTGATGAGATTACTGCCATTGCATCACCTAATGGTTAATGCATTGACCTTAAACCTATGTTCTTAAAGGAGAGCAAAAATGACTGAAGAAGAACTAACTGTACTTGGTAATGACGCGGAAACTCTACTTGCAACAGAGTCATTCACAAGAACCATCAATCTTATGGTGGACTCTACTGTCCAATCATTCTTAGCTTCTGCACCTGATGAGGCAGACAAAAGAATTGAAGCCTATGCACACTATCGTGCAGTGGTAGACATTGTGAATACTTTGCGTCAGCAAGTCGAAGTGCGTGACCAAATCGATGCCAAGGTAAACGAAACTAATGATGAAGAAGAAGTAATAACTGAAGAGGAATAAGACTATGCCTAACGGTAACGTCAATAGCAATTCCATTTCTGAAGCAGCACTGACATTAGACGATGCTGCAGAAGCCATACTTGGAAATTGGGAGGACCCGGAAACGGTATCCGAAGAAAAACAAGAGGCAACAGATGAAACTACAAGTGAGACTGAAGTAGAAGATTCTGTCGAAACTGAAGATGAAACTGAAGACCTAGAGTACGAAGAGGACGATGAGGACCCTGAAGAGGACGAGTCTGAAGACACTGAAGATGACCAGGAAGAAGTAGAAGAACAAGACGAAGACAGTGAAGAAGCTGAAGTCGTTGCGTTTGATGATGATACCCTGGTAGAAATTAGTGTTGACGGTGAGTCTAAGCAGGCATCTATCAAAGACCTCAAAAGATTGTATGGTCAAGAAGCGTCTTTAACTAGAAAGTCTCAAGAAGCAGCATCACAACGCAAGACGGCTGATGAACAACTGCAAAAAGCTGATGCGTCATTACAAGCAATGATTAGTCGAGCCCAAGAACGGTTCAAACCTTACTCTGACGTTGACATGTTAGTAGCGTCTAAAAACATGAGTGCTGAGGATTTTACCCAACTAAGGGCAGAAGCTAAACAAGCCGAAGATGACCTCAAGTTCCTAACTGAAGAGGCCGATGGTTTCTACGGATACGTTAAACAACAGCAGTCCCAAGCTATGCAAGAACAAGCGAAGGAATGTGTCAAAGTTCTGCAGAGAGAAATCCCTGACTGGAACAATGCGATGTATAACGACATCCGTCAGTACGCCATTACTAACGGTTTACCTGAAGAAGCCGTCAATCAATATGTAGATCCTAATGTAATTATGTTACTGAATAAGGCTCGCATGTTTGACCAAACTACTAAGGTAGCCACTGTGAAAAAAGCCAAAGCAGCGAAAAAAGTCCTACGAACTAAGAAGGCACCACCGTCTAAAACTGACATTAAGCGTGAACGTCAGCAGAAAAATGTGGACCGCCTAAGAAGTAACAGTAGTGACTTGGATAACATTGCAGATGTCATTATGTCTAATTGGGAATGATGCTAACTAATCTCAATTTTTTATAAAGGTAATTAACAATGACTATGCTTTCAAGCTATGCAACCGTGGGGTTGGCTGAAGACGTTTCGCAAACCATTGCAAACATTTCGCCTACTTCCACACCATTTCAATCAATGATTAAGACTGAGAAAGTTTCAGCTCGTAACTTTGATTTTTTAGAGGACTCTATTAGGGCAGCCGGAGTCAATGCGCTTGTAGAAGGAGCTGATGCTTCAACTACAGCTATTGGTCAGCCTACTGTTCGTTCTAACGTCACTCAAATCATCGGTGAAGCATTTAAAGTTGCTGCTACTGTTGATGCGGTTAAGACTCATGGTAGAGCAAAAGAGACGGCTTATGCCCTCGCCAAAACTTTAAAAGCAATCAAGCTCGATGTAGAAAAGGCTATGGTTGGAGTAGACCAAGCAGCGGTTAACACTAACGCTTCTACTGCTCGTAAGATGGCTTCTGTCTCACAGCAGATTTCTACTACTGTAGATGCAGGTTCCAATTCAACTGACGCGCTTACAGAGGCCAAGTTGATTGAGCTACATCAGACCTGTTATACCAATGGTTCTGAGCCAACTGTGCTTATGATTAAACCTGCAGATGCCACTATTGTGGCCGGGTTTGCTACAGCCACTGGTCGTAATCGTGAAATCGATGCAAAGACATTGGTTAATGTTATTGACGTAATACTTACTCCATTCGGAGAGTTACGAACCGTGATTAACAGAAATCAATTGTCAACTCATGCATTCTTGGTTGACCCATCCATGTTTAAGCAATGCGTACTGCGTCCGTTTACTCGTACTTTGCTTGCGAAAAATGGCGATGCAGATACCCATTTCGTAGTGGGTGAGATTTCAAATAAGCATGTGAACTATTCCGATTCTGGAATGATTACTGGTCTGTCTTAAGTTTTATAGATAGCTAGTAACTGTAGTACTTGCAGTGGGGCCTGGGTATCCAGGTTCCGCTCTCCTTACTGGAGCTTAGGTCCCATCTGCATTTTACTTATTAAAAGGAGAAGCCATGTCTACCATAGACACAAAAACCACCATGCACGATGTGCAGACAGGAGTCCTCCGGGACAACGATGATAGAAACTTTACTATCAAGCAAACACAACACATTCCTCAGAGTTTTCTAGACACGCTTAAGAGACAAAAAGAAAGCTCCTTAGACTTCAAAGAGAAAGACTACATGACTGTTGCATCAGTCCCTGTGTCTGTCCATGAGAAGTGGCTACGCGAAGGTTTCGACATGTTAAAGGAGCCTGCATTCAAAATAGTTGCCAGGTTAAAACAAGAGAACCTGGACGCATTCCTAACAACTAAAAAGAAGGTATAACCTATGAACAAGGGTATTCTAAGAACCCAATTTAAAGCTGTATTAAACCGCAGCGATATCACTGATACCCTTGCTGATACCTTCATTGACCAAGGCATCACTAGAATCCAAAGGACTCTACGAATACCTTCAATGGAAGCCAAGCACACTTACAATATCTCTACGTCTATCACAAGCATTGTACTGCCGTCTAACTTCTTAGAAGCAATTAACCTCTACTATGACAATAGGACCTTGGTAAGGATTCCTATGGCTGAAATGCAGGACCTAAAGAAAGCAGGTACACAAGGCAGTCCTTACTATTTTACTAGGGAAGGCTCTACGTTCTTGGTTAGTCCATACCCATCCAGCGGTAGTCTTACTCTTAACTACTATGCTCAGTTTGTCGATATGGTTTCTGATACTGATGAGAATTCATTAGCTGCTATTGCTCCAGACTTAATCATTTATGCAGCTCTAACTTATGCATCTGACTATTACTTAGACGAGAGGTCTCCAGTGTTTGAAAGTAAATACCAGGCATTCCTTGATGAGATACAAGTACAGGCAGATGACCAAGAGTTATCCGGGTCTCTCCAAAGCATAAGACCTGCATATTCACTCTAACAATAAAGGAGCTTATCTATGGCTAAATCAAGTTTCTTTAGTACTACTGGTATTACTGCAACTAATACTAACGTAATCGAATCATCAGTTATCTCAGCTGCCAATAGTGCAGAACTTGCAGCAAGTGCATTTGATTCATTAGACGATAGGTATCTAGGTAACAAGTCATCTAATCCAACTGT